GATCACGCCGCCGTCCCAGTCGCTCCAGGTGTCTACCTCGCCTAGGCGGCTGTCGATTAGGTCGCTGGGGAAGTAGCCGCGGGTGACGAAGTAGCGGCTGAAGTCGATGGAGAACGTGTTGCCGAAATCGACCGTGGTGGCGAAGTCGTAGGTGCCGGAAGGTTGCACCTCGCCCATCACGTCGAAGGTGGGCAGCAGATCCACGTCCACCACGTCGTCCAGCAAGTCCGAGCCATCCAGCGTTAAGGCATCGAACTCATCGCTATAGAAGGTGTTCGTGCGCGTGCCTTGGAATGGTGGGGTGTCCTGATCTTCGCGGCGGTTGATCAGCGTGAGGGGTGCCAGCGTGTCGGGCAGGTCGACGATGATGCTGGTCTCGCTGGCGCTTTGGCGGCCACCGTCGTCCTCAAATTTGACCAGCACCTCACCTTCCACCAGCGGGATGATGGCCTCGGTGGCGCTGCCCGATTTGGCGGGGATTAGGTCAACGCTGTTGCTCCAGCTGGCTGAGCCGTCGGTCAGATTGCTGTGGCGGATGTGGATCTTGCCGCCAACCTTCACGTCGAGGTCTACGGTTTCGTCCCAGCGCAGACGGCCGGAGTTGGCATTAATGGCCTCAAAGCTCAGGTTCTGAACATTACCAGGGACAGCGGTTTTGCCAACGAGCGAGAATTGGGCAGAAGCGATTGCGCCGCCTTTGTTGACGTAGTTGTACGCCTGAATTTGTACGTAAAGCGTTCCAGGGCGCGTATTAGTGATTTTGATTGAAGGTGAAGTTGTGTTGGTCTGTTGCCAGTTGTCGTTGTCAATGCGGTATTTAACGCGAAACTCAGAAACGCGATCTTTGGGGCTAATCCAGCTAAGGGTGAAGCCAGAAAAAACACTTTGCCCGTCTTGATAAAGGTATTCCGTGCCGTCAATGCTGCTAACTGCGTCTGGCGGGTCGCTGAGGTTACTGATGTCGCGGGCAGTCAGCGTGTTGTCGCTTTCAATCGCGTTGTAAATGCTGCTGTTGTATTGCAGGGCGGTGACGCCGTAGATGCCGTCTTCAGATTCAGCAACGTTGAGGACGCGGAATTGCTGGGATTCGATGTCGTCGGTTTGGATGAGCCAGATTGCGTTGACATTGGGTGCTTCGCTAAATGGGTTGCCGACCGTGATGGTGTGGTCGCTGATGGACTGGATCGGGCGGAGTTCGACGTTGCCGCTGGGCAGAATTACCGAAATACGTGGGTTGCTTGCCAAATTTACGGACAAGCTGCTGCTGGAATCAACCGTGATGGTGGTTGTGGTGGCAGAACTGACGCGACCGCTGCGGCGTGTGCCAGCCTTCATTGGGTCGGCAACGTCAATCACCATGCCCGGACGCAGGATGATGCCGCTGTCGATAGACACAGAGAAGGTGACAGTTTCAGTCAGGTTTTGTTCGCTCAGCAACGCCCACTTACCAGCGCGGTGCGCTTGACCTTGGCTGTAACAACCTAGGGCTTTGATGTCTTTGTTGATGATGCCGTATTTGGCTACAGCGTCTGCATCTTCGACGTACTCGTACTCAACTTCGCCGAGAGTGTCGTATGACTGCCAAGCAACAGTTGCGACGCTATGGCGGGCTTTTTGTGATGTGCCGCTGTAAACAAAAATGCCATCGACGACGTTGCTTGGTCCCAGCAGATATTGCGAGTCGGTCGGTTTGTCCTGCTGGAGCACCAGTGAGCCGGCGCCGTAGTACGCAATGCCACGGAACAGGCTGGTCATCTCTTGGATGACGTTATAAACCTCGTCGCGGCTGTTAATCAGCAGGTTGCAGGAAAAACGAGGTTCCAAGCCACCTTTGCCGTCGTCAACAAGGGCGTTGCAGTATTGGCTGATGGCGTAGAAGTCGTAGCGATCCAGGCTGCTGGTGGGAATGCTGGCGCCGTAGCGAGTGTTGGTGAGCAAATCCCAAAGGCACCAAGCTGGATCATTACACCAAGTTGCAGCGCCAAAGGTGCCGTCCCAGACGCCGGAATAGGTGACGCGACCTAAGTACGTGGTGGTATCGACAGTGGCGTTGCTGGGCAGTTGAACTTTTTGTCCACGAATCAGATATTTGCGGGTTGGGATTGAGTCGAACTGGCGGGAATCAAACCGCAGATAACAGAGTGCGCTATTTGGGTAGCGCAGTTTTTCGTCGATGATTTCGGTGTAGCTGAACCAATAAGTTTGGTTTTGGCGTTTGGTGCTGGATTCGTCGGCGCTTACGCGAATGACTTTGATGTCAACGGGGAACGCACCAGACAGCGAAATCATGTAATCGCGCTGGTAGCGGTTGCTGGTTTTGCCGCTGATCGTGTCGTCTACAACGGTTGTGTAGCCGCCGGCGTTGTACTGGACTTGGATGCGGACTTGAACGCTGTAACCAACAATGTCGCCGTCGTCTTCGATGATTTGCAGTGATGGGACTTGTAGCGTGACGCGCACACGATCCACGTCTGAATCGGTGATGGTGCGGACAACTGGAGTGGCATTAACAACTTCAACGTTGACGGCTTCTTCGCTTTCGGTGCCAATCGCGTTACTGATGTAACTCTGGGCTTGCGTACCAGTGCGAGTGACTACGGTGTAGCCCTCAAAGTTGGCGTTACCAGCAGCGTCTTTGACGGGTGTGCCTTCTAGGTAGATGCCCTTTTCGCCGTTTTCGATGCCGTCAATTTCGCCTTCGCACAGCAGATCCAACACACTGGCGTACTGGACGGATTGCAGCGAGTCGTCGGCTTCTGTTGGAGTGCGGCTAGCACCGCCGCCACCACCGCCGCCTTTGCCACCACCACCGCCTCCGCCGCCGCCAGCACCAGCGATGCCAAGACCCAAGCCAGCGTTGTGAACGCGGATGTTGTTGGCGATGAAGGTGTGGTGGCCTTCGACCGTCAGGTTGTAGACCGTGCCAGTGCAAAATTCGGTCTTGCCGACGATGGGGCGCAGGTGGTTGTTGGCGTCAACGAGGCAGTCGTCGGAGCCCAGCGTGTCGATTTCGACGAAGGCGTTGAACTGGTTTAGAACCCAGTGGTTAGGGGTGGCATCAAGATGCTGTCCGCCCCAGAGCGTGTAGCGGATGACGCGCTCGTTTTCGTGTTCGTGGACTTTGAGGATCTTGGCTTCATGCAGTCCGCCTGCGTCGTCGAAGCTCAGGACGAGATCGCCAGCCTGCAGTTCATCAATGCGGCGCGTGCCACCGGGAATTGCGACAAGGGTGTGTCCTAGGAAGCAACCGCCACCGCCACCACCGCCAGAGCCGACAATTCGTGTCATATCAGTTGGTCAACGTCAAGGCCGCTGGAGAGAACAGCGGAGCCGATAAACAGGCGCCCATAGGCGATCGGAACTGGTAAACCTTGCTTCGCGGTGTTGACGATGCCAGAGAATGTGAAGGACTCGAACTTTGCGGCGTCGCGTCCGCGCTCAAATGAATTTACTGCCGCTGTTGATTGAACAGGAGCCGGTGAAATCGCTTGAGCAATACCGCCAAGCACCAGCGCAGCCCCCATGCCGCTAAAAGCAACACCCAGACTTGTTAGTGCCCCTGTTGTTCCAGCCGTTCCTGCCGCCGCACCAAAAATACTAGTTGTGCCAAATAAACCAGCGCCAGGCAATAAAAAAGACAATGCAATCAGACCAACACCAATGCCTATTTGGCTACCTATACCACCTGCGCCAGTCAGTACAGGAGTGATGCTAAAAACTTCGCGTTCACTCCAAGGACCGACAATCAACGCTGCGTTTTGTTCGGTAATTTTTTCTTTTCCGAGGGTTACGCGATAGCCAACGCCGTCTTTTTCGCTATCCAGTAACCACTTTTCAAGGCCGGGAAAGTTGACGCAAAGTGCCTTGAGGGCTTGGGCGGGCGTGTCGGCTTCAAACTGGAAACGGCACTGACCCAGCTTTTTGCGGAGTGCGCCGTAGACCTTAACGACTTTCATGCCGCAGGACTCGGGCGGTGCTCTTCAAATAATAACCGCCGTACAGATCACGGCTACTGAGTCGGCCTTGTAGATGGTGCAGGATCAACTGGTCACCCAAATAAATGGCGGCGTGGTTGGGCAGCGGTGATGCAAGCTGCATCAGGATCGCATCGCCGTACTGCAATTCCTCCAGGAGGATGGGGTAGAAGCCTTCGTTGGCGAAGTTGTCTAGGTATAAATTCTCACCGCGTAGCCAGAACTGATCACGGCGGTCGTAGTCGCTCAAATTGAGGCCGAATTCGCGGTTGTACCAGTCGCGGCACAGGCTGTAGCAGTCCACAATCCCAAAAACGAACTCCCGTCCGACGTAAGGGAGTTCGAAACCGCTGGGTTCGCAGTAGCCCCACTGCTCGGTCTGCGGGTTGATGATGTGCCACGGCAAGCCGGATTTTTCGCAGGCAACGCGGTCAGCTTGGGATGGGGCGTGATTGGTCTTGGGGTGGCTATGCACTACAGCTACGATTTCGCCCTGCTCTTCGGCGGTAACGTAGTCAGCCGGGTCCAGCACAAAGTGTTCGTCTGGTGTTTCGGCCATGTTGCGGCAGGGGAAATACCGCTTGCGGCCTTTGACCACGGCGACCAGGCCGCAGGATTCCCTTGGAAATTCCGCCTTGGCGTGCTCCAGTGCAGCCTCTTGGATGGATTTGCTGAGTTTCATTGGGTTAGACCGGCGCCTGGGAAACTTCCGAAGGGCAACTCGGCGGTTTCACCGAAACGCAATTTGCAGGAACTGAGGCGTTTGCCGCATTTGTCTTGCGCCAGCGTGCCGACCACGTTGTCGTTGGCGTCCCAGTAGTTGCTACCGGTGTAGCCGCACTCGGTGCTGCGGTATTTCCACTGGCAGATATTGGCGATGATCTGGCGTTTGGGGATCATCACGCCCGCGAGGTCGAATTTGCTTGCCAGCTCAAAGCTCACCGAGTCGCGGTTTTCGCTTGCCTTGCGGTCCACGTACCAGACCTCATCTGGGAATTTGGCGTGAGGGTCTGCGGCAGTTTCGCCGTCGAGGTATTTCTTGAGGGTGCGGATGCGCTTGACGGTGGCGCCACCGAGATCGTTGCCGGGTGTGGTGGCGTTGACCAGCAACAGCAACGTGGTCATGGTGCCATCCAAGTTGCTGATGGTCAGCGTGGGGCGTGGCAGCGTGCCGGTGTTGCTGTATTCAAAGCCGTCTGCCTTGACGGGCAGGCGGGTGTAGGTATTGCCGTTCCAGGTGATGTTGCCGCTGACATTGGCGTTGCAGCCGTTGTGCCAGCGGTAGGTGTCGCTGCTGCCGTGCAGGGTTGTGTCCAGCGTCATTTCGAACAGTTCGATAATGGCGCTCGGTGCCAGTGCAGCCAGCTCCTCGTAGACGCTGCTAATCGCCGTCCAGACAACCGTGCCATCGGTGATGGTGCTGCCAATGTCAGTTGGCCAAGCGGGTTGGATACTGGAGCTGGTGCCAGCTGTGGTGCATTGGAAGACAAGGCCGGATGCCTGCAGGCTGCTAGCGCGGACAATATCGCCAACAACGTATGCGGTTGAACTAGCCCAAGCCGAGTACGCCATCAGGGTTCAAATACTTGTTGGAACGTAGCTGTAATGGTGGCGCGGTTGTTGTACGTGATGGTTTTGTTCCATTGCGGGCAAATCCACTTGTACGAAGTTGCCTCATCAGGCGGTGTCCAATCAAAGCTGGCGTTATCAGCGGCGCGGTTATTCAGGAAGGTTTCGATGGTATCAGCGTTGGTTTCAGTAATGTTCTGCCACGTCAGATCCCATGACTTTGGATTTTGATTGAGGCCATAGGTCAGACGCTGCTGGTAGCCGTCACCAAACTGCACCGTGCGAACAACAGGCTGATTGTTCTTTGTGGCGCCGTAGGTGGCCGTGATAGCGGGGAAAGTGGCCATTAGGCGAGTAAACCTCCAGGACGTTTCTGTTTAATCAATTCTTGCTGAACGGCAATCCCAATGACCTTGCCAAGTGCGTTGGCCTGTGCGCCGTCGCCCTGCACGTTAGAGCCGCCTGCATCGACATTCACCACGATATTTCCGAGGCCTCCGAAGGTGCCTGCAGGGGCGATGCCGCCACTACGACCCGGCATGAACAGCTCAGGCCCCTTCTCGCCCACGAGATAGCCCTGTCCGGCCATCACTGAGCCACCCATCGCACGCTGCGGGATGCCATAATTGGGTCCGAAGGTGCCATACCTACCGACCGACCCACCACCAGCGCCAAATGGCGTGGCTGGATTGAAAGGAGTTAAGAAGCTGCGGATCGAGTTGATCGCCTGCTCAATCACGAAGATTCTCAGTAGCTGGTTGGCAATATCGACAAGCACGCCAGACGCGATCTGTTGCAAGCTCTGTTGCCAGTTTTGAGAGCCTTGAATGAGCAAATCGAAGGTGTTCGTCAGACCTTGGCCCAGCGTGCCTGCTATGCCATCTGCCAATGCTTTCTGCTGCTGGACAGCGGTGTTCAGCTCATATTGCTGCTCGATGTGCTTTTTCAGCGCATCCATGTGGTCTTGATCCTGCTGCCGCTGGATCTCGGCCAGATTGCGTTCGGTCTCGCGTTGATTCGCGATTAGTGCAGTGTTGCCCTCAAAAATGATGGCCTGCTGTGCGCGCAGATCTTTCTCAGCGGCAAGCTGTTGAGCATACTTATATTGCAGATCGACTTCGCGCTGCATGCCCTGCAGGCGCGCCGCAAGCATCGGATCGCGAGCGGCTTGGGCTGCGGCGATCTTGTCCTGCAAATCAGAATTGATGCGCAGGATCCCACCCTCTGCAAGGCGATCGCGCACGACATCTGCAACACGTTGTCTTTCTTTGGCCGCGGCCTCAGCGGCGCGTTCGGCGTCTGATTTGCCCTTGCGGCCACCCTTGCCATCCTTGGCGCCAGCCAATGCTGGGATATCGAAGGCTTTGGTTGCTGCGCCAGTCTGCTTATTGAGAGTTTTTTGAGCCTCGATATTCTGGTTGATCTTCTGAAGGATGACGCCTTGCAGCTGCACAGCACGGTCGCTGTTTGGATCCTCAGGTGCAATCGATTGCAAAAGACGCTGGTACTGCTGCAGGGCCTGCAGATTCTGGGCGATGCCGGTCTTGTTTGATTGCGACGTGATCTGGCTGATGCCTTTGGCAATATTATCAACCGCCTGACTGGTCGCACCGCCTGTGATGAATCCTCTAGCACCTATGACACTTCGCGTGAATCCAGCCCCGCGTCCAGCGGCCAAAGCCTGATTGATCGCATCGACAACAGCAATGGCTTGTGAAAAAATGGCTTTAAGTGCTGGCGTGAGGGCCTGGCCAATACGGCGCGCCAAAGCATCCACACCATCCTGCAATGTGCTGAGCTTGCCTGAGAGCGTGTCAGACTGTGCAACCGCACCGTTGGCATATTTGCCGCCCACATCAGTCAGTCTTTGGAATGCAATCTCAACGGCGCGAGCACTGATCTGCCCCTTACTCAGTGCCTTCTGCAGCTCTTCGCCTGAGAGCTTGTACATCTTTTGCAGCTCTTGCTGCAGGCCAACGCCGCGCTCTTGGAACTGCAGCAGCTCCTCGCCTTGCAGGCGTCCCTTGGCGACAACCTGACCATATGCTGTAACAAGACCTTGCAGCTCGGCACCGGTCGCGCCGGATGCATCGGCCAGCCTTCGAGTGACCTCGACGACCTGATTGCCAGCTACGCCAAAAGCTTGGAGGCGCTTGGCAGCATCGATGAGCTCAGTGCTCGTGAATGGCGTTACGGCGCCCAACTGCTGCAGCTCTTGGATGATCTGCTTGGCTTGTTGAACACTGCCGGTCAGCACTTGCAGGCTTTTGGTCTGCGTCTCGATCTCTGCCGTTTTGGCAAAAACGAACCGAACTGCCTGAATTGCCGCAAAAGAGCCTGCCAGCTTGGTGACTGCATTCTGCAGCCCACCGATGCTTGTTTGGGCTGCTTTAGATGCAGTATTGACCTGCTGCAGATTACGTACAGCGCTCTGGCTATTTACCTGTACGTCTACAACGGCAACAGCAGGCACAGCACTCGACCTATCTTGAGTTCAGTCTACCTGCGTTGACGCGCTTTGGCTTTGTCCATCTCTTCTTTCTCTCGCTTGCCCTTAACTTCGTAGTAGGCGGCGAACATCATGAATTCGGCCTCGGTGAGCTGCTGCCTAAGCTCGCTCACCGTCTTGCCAAGCTCGGTTGCAAGGAAGAGCTCAAAGAATAGCCATGAGTCTTCCTCTACTCGTTTTTTGCTTCTTCAAGCGAGGGTGCATTGCCCAGGCCAAACAGGAACAGCTCAAGCTCGTTGAGAACGTCTTCGGGCAGTTCGCGTTGCAGCTTGGCGGCGTCAGCAGCAGCAAATGCCTTGGTGCCGTCTTCAAGCTCGGCCATCTGGCAGAGCATCTGCGTGCTGATTTCTAGAGCCTCATCGGTGCCCGCCATCGCGGTTGCACGCTTGCGATCGGCGCGGGTGATGGGCTTGAAATACAGCGACAACACTACATCGCCCGCAGGATTCTTGATATCAAACCGACGACGTTGGTTGAGATCAAACGCCCCAGTGAGTAGATCAACGGGGCGCTGACGAGTAGCCGACATGCGGTGTTAGATGCTAAGTGTGATAGATCCGTTAGTCACGAAATTAATCGTGATTATTTCGATCTCTCCCACTGTAGCAGAATATTCAGCGCTTGTCACTAGGATGTCGCCTGTGATCTTTTTGGTGCCAGCTTCATCTAGATAGAGCTCGACGCTGGCATTGGCGGGGTCAGTAGCCGTGTTGACCTCTTTAATGAGATCAAGTTTGTCACCAGAACCCGGCGCGTCGTACATCACCTCGATCGAGCCTGAACCGCTGATCAAACCACCATTATTGGCCCGGTAGGTGGCACCATGAGCCGTCACATCGAGTGATTCTTTTTCAACGGTCATAGACCAAGACCGCACAGCGGCGATTTCGGAAATGCCGCCACTGGAATCTTTGTCAAAAAAGACCGTGCCTTGTTGGCCGCGATACAAAGCCATGATCAGATGTCCAGGGTGATGGTGCCGTTGGTCACGAAATTGAGAGTGATGATCTCGATTTCGCCCACAGTAGCGGAATATTCAGCGGAAGTGATCACGCCATCAAAGGTGATCTTTTTGCCGCCCGTAGTGTCCATATAGAGCTCAAAGAGCGCGGCGCCTTCATCATTGGTCGAATTGACCATTTCGATGAAAGCATTGGTTTCATCTGCACTACTGGCGGTGTAGAGGACCTCGCAAGACCCAGAGCCGCTGATCAGACCACCGACATTGGCGCGGTAGGTGGCACCCAAGGCGGTGACATCGAGTGATTCTTTCTCGACAGTCATCGACCACGAGCGGGTGCTGGTGATGGTGGCTGCAGATGAGCCCGCATCATCGAATTTGATTGAGCCTTGCTGGCCTCGGTAGAACGCCATGGTTACAGATCCTCGAAGGTTTCAAAGGTCAGTCTGACCCGTGTTTGGAAGAAACCCTCTGGAGATGGCGAAGCCACCACCTCGGGCCCTGTTGGGGGATCGAAATGAACCCCACTTACAACGATTCTATTGTAGAGATCCCGGATGCGTTTTCCCACGGTCAGATTGGCGCCTGGACCCACACCTTTGGCTGAGAATATGTTGATCACCACCACACCGAGCACATTATTGCTACTGCCTGTCGTGCCACCCATGGTCAAATAGGTGTTGGCACCGAAAGACACCAAGCACTGGACCCAAGTGCCATTGTTGACCGGGTTATACGGCATATTGTGGAAAACCACCGGGATCGCTGGCGACAGCGCAAGTTCTGTGGCAAGTCGACCTTCGATGGTAGCCCTTACGGTATTGAGATTGATTGCTGCCATCAGGATGACCTTGCGATGTACTCGGCACTTGCCCGCACGCTAGCTGTGATCTCAGCAGCGATCAGGTCCACCCAGCCTGGCGGGTTCTGCAAGCTGCCATTCACGCCCGCTGCTTTCCATGATGGTGGCAGGTTGGTTCCATAGCACAGCGCCTCTGCATAGGGCAGACTGTTCGATATGTGATAGACACCGCCAAGCTTTTCTTGCTGGTAATTCTGTCTGTTCATCGCCTTAACATCCTTGGATATCTGAGCGCCTTCTGCCTCAAACTCGGTCACATCATTTTCGGAGACCACCCAACTCGACCTGAATCTGCCGGTGAGAACTGGACTTTCTTCCTTGAGTTTGCGATCGGTGTTGAGCACCGTCACGCGCAGCAGCTTTTCGAATTGGTCAGCGGCGTAATCGCCCGTCTGTGCCAGGTTGATTCGCCGTGCCATATCAGACCCTCAGAAAGAGCTCTACAGCAATTGCCGTATTGTCTTGTTCGATCACGTTGATGCGCACAATTTGATGCACAACACTGCTGATGACCACACGATCGGCAAGATTGGGTGTGATTGTTAGATCTGCAGCCGCAATGGTCAGTTTTTTATCGGATTCTTGTACCAGTTCATTGACCTCTATTTTGCGCACATTTTCAAGCACGCCTTTGATAGTGGTGTTCGTTTCTGTCTCGGCTATTGCACCTGTCGATGTGTTGTAAGCAGCCGTTGAGACTTGTCTGTATGTGACTGTGCCACCGAATTGTCTAACCAGATTGCTGGCAACTTTCCGTAGCGAAGTCGCAAGTGCCATCAGATTTTATATGCGACGCAGTGACCGTTCTGCAGTTTGATGCTGGTAAATACGCCGTACAGGGTTGTTGAAGCACTCATCGATTGCCCGGACAATGTAGAGCCGTCGTAGTTTTGCGCCGTTATTGCATCTATTTGAGTGTTGGTTGTGAAGTGGATTGCCCCCCAACGCCCCGTGCGAGTTGTTGTATCACTGATGAAGGTCGCCCCCACCGAGTAATCAATGCCGTAAACGTTGGAGTCGCTCATAGTCAGATCTTGTAAGCGATGATTTTGCCGCTAGTCAGTGTCACGCTGGTGAACACGCCTTCAATCTCGTCGCCCTTACCCAAAGGTACCGAGGTGAAAGCATTGCCGCTTGCATTCTGGACCGTCGCAGTGCTGATCACGGCGTCGGCCACGGCATATAACTTCCAAAACCGACCGGGATGGGCTGCAGTGTCGCTGATGTATTCAAAGCCAATATTGTAGGTGTCGTTTTCAGCCATTGTCAGCTCCTGCGAATCGAAAAATTGCCTGGTCCACTGATTCTAAGGCCTGTCAAATACCTTTCAAAAATCGGTGGCACACGATCAGCGCCCGTGGCTGGGCTGCTGGCTCCAGCGGTGGTCACACTCAGACTGCCGATGCTCACGCTCTTGTAATCTTCCAGCCCGCTTAAAGCCAATCCGTCTTTGTTGTTATTGAGGTAAACCGCCAGAACACACTGGGCCTTTTCAATCTGATCGGGAATTTCCGTGTCGGTGTAGTAATCCGTGGTGATACGGAACGGGAAGCCGACGGCATAGGTATTGATATAGGTGTCAGGCTTTCGAACACCCGTGCGCGGCCATTGCAGAGCTTGGGTGTCGGTAGCCCGAGCACCAAGGAACCGCTCACGATCAAGACGTTGAGTAGCAGTATAGAGTGCCCGGTTTTTTTGATCTGTCGTTGCAGTGGCCCAGGCCGTTACGTCATCATCCTGGACAAATCCTTCAATCACCAGTTCCGCTGCTGCCAGCGTCAGGTAACTGTTGGCGTTTGCGCCGCCCACCGTTGCGTCGATTGTTATTGCCATCTGGGGACAGCGGTTGGTCTTTGATTACATCAAGTTTAGGTTCGGGCTCCGTCATAGAAAAAGAGGCCCCAGCCGTAGCCAGAGCCTCCCGTTCACGCAGTCGCCGGAAAGCGAACAGCCCCATCAGACGCGCTTCAGCAGCACGGTGATGATCACACCAGCCAGAGTGGTGGTGGTGCCGGTGACATCAAGCGACAGGCGGTTACCTGCTTCGAGGGTCAGATCGGCAGTGGTGGCTGTCAGAGCAGGGGTTTGCTCAGTGAGAGCAGTGCCCTTGAAGTTGATTGCGGCGCTGAGCAGGTCATCGCCAGCAGTCGCAGCCTCGGTGCCTTGGCAGCGACGAATCGTGCCAGTCACAGCACCTGCATCGTTGCCTGCAGTGGCGTGAACTTCACGCACTGCAACCACTTCGCACTTCACCGGAGCGGTGAAGAACTGGACATCGGCCACAGAAGAGGCGATGTAGTGGGTGGCAGTGATGTACTGCTCAGTGGACAGTTCAAACTGGGAAGGTTGTGCCATGATTAGTTACCTCAATCCATGTTGGAGGTATTGGTGGCGCGCACGATGCCGAGGTTCTTCAGCTCGTACACCTTCGACCAGTTGCCCACGGTCTCCAGTTGAGCGCGGGTGGGGTTGGTGGTGGTCACCCCCCACTTTGCGCCAACGGGGTGATAGCAGTAGTGCAGGTCGATCGACATGGCATCGCTCTTGGCGAGGATGTCACGGTCGGTTTCAGTCTGCATTGCCATCTGCTCGCCACTGGCAACAGCGCCAGCAGTGAAGAAGTAAGTGGCATACTCGGTCGAGGAACCGCTGCCATCGGTCTGCACATCGTCAGACACGATCACACGCAGGCCCATGTAGGTGGGCACGCTCACGGGACCGTAGGCGGAGGCAATGCTGCCACCCACAAAATCGGTCACGCTGGAGGTGAGACGGGCGTCGGTCTCGGTCACGTAGTCGATCGCCTTGCGCTCAACCAGGTCATAGTAGACCTTAGAGTGCATGGCAACGGCAGTCAGCTTGTCGCCCTGGTCGCCCAGGAGCGCGCGGGCTTCAGCCACGTGACGGGGGCTCAGCACGGTCGGGGTGTCGCCCGATTCGCCGTCGATGGTCAGACCAAAGAAAGCGGCAGAGCTGCTGGTAGCGCCCAGGCTGCCGAACACACCGCCGAGGCAGGACAGCAGGTCCTTCTGGCGCTGGTTGGCAACATAATCGGCAATTTTGGCACCGATGGCGGCCATGGGGTCAGCGCCTGCTGCAAGAGCAGCAAGGTCGCGGGCCTCGAAGGCACGACCGCGGTGCAGGATCACGCCGACTTGCTTGTCAGCAGTGATTTTGCCGGGGGTCAGACTGGTGCTGTCAGACAGCACTTCAAAGTCGCCGGAAAGGTTGGCTTTCCAGAAAGGCACGTTGATAAAATCACCGCCCTCCGTGGCATTCAGCTCAGCCATCGGCTGCACCACACCGGAAGCCAGGAAGGCATCACGCTGGGTGGTCTGCTCGATGACATACGGCGTAAATACCTCGGGGATGATGATGTCAGAGCGAAGAGTCGCCACGACAAATCCTCAAGATTGGTTTACGGTTGTGGGCGTAGCCCCAGCGGCTCGGCGTAGCCTTGCGCACTTACAGCTTCATCTTACATCGATTTAGCTGCAGCTTTCATTCTCTCATATAGATCGCGGTCGGTCCGGAACAGTCGCGATTGCTCAGTGAGATTGAAATGCTCGGGCGTGAATGGGTTTTTCAGGCCGGTCGGCATTTCGCTCGAGCCACGGTTGGTCGGTGCACCACTGCCTTGCGGCTTGGGCTGCTTCTGCATCCATGCGGGCAAAGTCTTTGCCCACTCCTGAACCGGAATGCGCTGGTAGCCGTCCACCACCACGACTGTGCCATCTTGCTCACGCTCGATCTTGTCGGCGCTGAGCTTGGTCTTGAGGATTAAATCCGGATCGTGCACAACATCTGCCAGCGCAGACACGGCAGGACTGACAAGCTCCAATTCCCTGACGCGTGCTTCAAGCTCAGATATCCGCTTGTCTTTCTCAGACGTGACCTCGCGGAATTGCTGCTCCAGAGCCTGGCGAGCTTCGTTGTACTTGCCTTGGCTTTCGAGTTCTTCCTGCTCTTTACGGCGTTTGAATTCGAGCAGTTCGTTGACATCGACGCCATCCGGCACGGGCGGCGTCTTGGACTTCAAGTCCTTGATCTTGCCAATCAATTCGTGATTTTTACGCTCAAGCGCCTCGATGCTGCGCTTCAGGGCGGTGAGATCTTCAGTATCAGTCGCCGTAGGCTCCTGAATGATTTCGTCAGACATGAATGACCCGTAGGGCTATTTCAGACGCATCCTAACTGATCACTTTTTGCCGCGCTTGCCTTTTTTGGGCACGCCAGCTTGGCGGAGTGCGATCGCAAGTGCTTGCTTTTTGCTTTTGACGGTTGGGCCTTTGCCAGGACCAGGCTTGCCGCTGTGCAATTGACCGGCCTTGAACTCGGACATCACTTTGCCGATCTTGGCCTGCTTCTTGCTCATGTCCTTAGGCATCGATCTTGCCGTAACGGCGACGCAACTGATCCAAGGTTAGTTCTGACCCATCGTCACGCACCAACTTTGCCATTGCATTGTCGGCGCCATATTCTTGAGTCAGCTTGTCGAAGTAAGCGACCTTCGATTTGCCCAGCACATCAGCCTTGACTGATGCTGGCTGGTCGTAGAGCCACTTGCCATATGTGGTGTTTGCGGGCACTGGCCCGTCCATGCTTGCCCTGCGGCCTGCTGCGGGTGGCACGAAGTCGTATCCGGCCTCTTTTAGGCCTTCATAATCCACGATCGGCACCGTGGTGCTGCGGCAGTTGAAGTGCTGCGGCGGCATCGGCCCCTTGCCATACTCGAATTCTTTACCATCGAGTGCCCGGCAGATCGGTGACGTCTTGGTGTCGAGCGTGGCTACATACTTGTACTTTTTGGTGATATCTTGGTTGGCCTCATAAACCTGCTGGCTGGCTGTGTTCGCCACCTGGTTGATGCTGGTTCTGACCAGCGCCATGATCTGATTGTCTGCGATGGCAGTTGACTGACCACCGGCTGCGATCAGCTGCCGCACGGATTTGGCCTCTTCGCCAAACTGCAGAGAGCCGATCAGCTTCTTTGCAATCTGCGGCGTCGTCTCGCCCGACAGGAGCCCCGTCCGCACCGTTTGACTGAATCTCTCGGCCTGATCTACCGCCAGGCCCCGGAAGGCCTTCTCGACGGTCTTTCCGTTGGGCAGCGTGATGGTGGTGCCTTGAGATGCAGTCAGGCTGAATGTTTGCGGCGCGCCCTGGACTGCAGCCACCAAGTCATCGCTCAGTGTCACCACATTGATCTGCGTTGGATCCGTAGTGACCACAGATTCTGCAAATTGCGGGCTGATCTCGACTGTGTTGACCAGTCTGCGCGCATCTTTGGGCAGAGCTTTGCGCAGCTGCTCAGCTACGAACTCAGACTGCAGCTCGGCCAGCCCCTGCAGCTCACTGGTGGCCAGTTCTGTGCTGTCGCCTGCCCAAGTACCGAGGCTCTCTTTGAGCTGTTGCAAGATTCCACGCAGCCTTGCTGCCTTATTGGGCGCTGACAGCTCATCGATAGTGCGCAGCTGGTCTACGGCATTGATGATCATGTCGTTGTAGGCGTTGATGATACGCCTGGCCACGCTGTTGCTGTAGCGATTCAGATCGATCGCGTTACGATACAGCGCTGCCGGTACGACCATCAATCAAGCCCAAACTCTGCAGGATCTAAATCGCACATCACCGTCACATCAGCGCCGCATTGGATGGCCTGGGTGACTGCGGCCATAAAAGCTTCATAGCTGTTGTTGGTGCGCTCAACGATCTGAAATTCATCTACCTCCTGGGGCCTGCCTTCTTTAAACCAGCTGAGCCGCACTACAGCGAAGATGTGATCAGGCAATGGTTTGCGGCTGTATCCCAGCGTCTGGCGCCGTGGAGGCCGCGGCTCCAGAGGATCTGTGACGTCCACAATGTGGTCTGTCATCACTCTTCGATCGGCGGCATCTCTTCTTCGATGCTGGGCGGCTCAACCGCTGGGCCTTCCATCTCAATCAGACCGCCTGATTGGGTGGCCATGATCTCTTCATCAGTGTCAAAATCATCGCCCAACACTTCACCCTGTGCGAGCTGATCGAGCAGCGTCTTCTGGGTGATCGTGCCTGCGGTGTAGAGCTGCAGCAGTGCCAGCTGCTCTGCGGGATCAAGCTTGGTGCCCACAAAATCGCGGTTGACAAGACAGCTTCCAGCCTGCGTGATGTTCAGATAGTCGGCATGGAACTGCAAGCAGTTGTCGATCAGATCTTGCACCTGCTGAGCGATCACCATCATGGTGCTGTCGCCTTGACTTCGGTCAATCCGCTTGGCTTCGGCAGTCTCTGCTGACAACTTTTGGCCAAGCACTGCAGACAAGCCAAGCTCGTTGATCTGTTTTTCAAGCTGCTCCATGCGGCGGAATTGGGAATCGAAGCTCGACCCACCGGGCTCGATGTATTCGGCGCGCCCCTCTGCTGGGAATGCGATCGCCTCGCCAGGCCCCGCTGATACCTCCTCGGCTGCGGATGGGAATCCGAAAAATGCCAGCATCGGCACTGCCGAAATGTGCAGCTGGTTGTCAAGATCGCTCTGCACCTGATACATCTTTAGGTTCAGCTCTGCGATGTCCTCGAGCGGCGGCCTCGAATCCATGAATCCAACGCGGTTGGCATAGGCCACTGTGAATGGGATCTCGGGCAGACTGGTACCACCCTGCTCGGTGCGTGCCCATTCAGATTTCTCGTTGCGCTGCCAGATTTCGTATTCACCAGGCTTGAGCACGCGCACCTGGTCCACCTGCTTCTCGCCCCAGTCACCATCGGGCAGAATCACAGATTCGCGCAGACGTAGCTGTGTCAAGCGCTGCGAACCATTAGCCTGCTCGGTGCGCCACCCGAGGATGTCCCGCGGCGTGTAGGTCACCCAATAGGGGCGACCCTCACCACCCTGCGGCGCGTCCACCAGCACACCCACGTGTCCATACCTGACCAGCTTGCGGGCGGTCTCGTAGGTCCACACGTTCAGGTCGTGGCCCTGCAGGTCAACATCAAACAGGTGCTCACGCACGATGTCCTCGACGTTCTCGAGCCGCACCGGCTTGCGGGTGAGCATGCCTGCAAGCATCCGCTCGAGCCGCTGATAATACGGCGGGCACACGCTGCGTGCCAGGCGGTTGTCGTAGCTTTCGTCGAGTTCCCTGGGCTCTTGGGGAAGATATCTACGATGCTTCCTACGCATGCCGTAGGTGCCCTGCATCAGGTCCTCGATCAGCACCCAATGCGGCTCTTGAGCAGCCCAGGTTGAGTTCGTGTCCCCGACATTCGCGACCCTGCTGAACACGGCACGGTCGTAGAACCTGTATCCGGTGTAAGTCATCCGTCGCGGCTGGGCTTTCTGCGATTCTACGTGAAATCAGTAAAGTCTGATTCCGGTGCCGCGTCCGGCATTTGCGTGGAGTGGGTTGAACTCGCGCCAAACCAAATAGCCCAGCGCGTCATTCATGTGATCAAATCCGGCGTCCTTATCGGGCTCGCCCTTGTCTGTGTAGCTCTGCAGTTCCAAAGATTCGATCAGCCGAACACACTTATCGAGAATCTGGATCCTTGTTTCTCCACGCCCATTCTCCAAAAGAGCCTGAACAGCAGCCACCCGATCGCGTATGGGGGGATTGCTTCGTGGGGATTGATTTTTAAACCCGTAAGACTCCAGGATCGCGATGTCCGTCTGCGTGGCATTGGTGCTGCGATTTCCACCCGAAGCATCTGGGTACATGTAGACCGGATGCGCAGGATATCTGGCCCGGATCTCCTTGGCAATTGCGTCGGTGTCATGTGCCCCGCTGACTTCATCGACGACGAGCAGCTCATTGCCACGGCGCACGGCAATCACAGCTGACATATTGCCCACGTTGAAGTCGATGCCCACACGCAATGGCTCCACAGCTGCGCTGTCATACGGCGTCTGGGTGACATGCTTGGCCCGGTTGAACCGGTCATAGACCTGCCCTGTGTTGAGGTTGACGAATTGCCCGTCGAGGTACGCCCGAATCAGCTGTTCGGGGTAATTGGCCATCAAAGAGTCGATGAACCCCTCTGGCAGGTGTGGGTTGTCCTGGGTGCGCGCCCGTATCAGGTGTCTGCCTGGTGCGGTGTTCTTTTCAAATGTCTCCCAGGCCCACCCGAAACCCTCCGGGGTGGTCGCCACATAGAACTGCTGCACATTGCCCGAGCGCAGACGGGCTAGTGCCATTCGGGCCGCCTGCTCGGCAACGCGGCGGTTGGCTGTATCTACCTCGTCAAAGCCGATCGCACACAGGTTCTGGCCCCTAATGCGGTTCCAGGTCTCCATGGTCCGCAGCAGGATCGTGTGATCACCCTCCCTGAAGTGCAGCACGTATTCGGGCAGCGGGCTGACCCTGAAATCAAATGGCAAGCCAAGCCACTCGAGCATGTCGTCCAAAGAGCGCATCAAGATGTCGCGCAGCATCGGCGCAACAGGCTCAAACAGGGCAGACACGTAGCCGATGTTGGCCGCGGCGATATTGATTGCTTTTGCGCACAGGCCATATGTTTTGCCTGCGCCAAATCCACTGACCAGCCCGAGGATCCGATGATCGGTGTTGCTGCAAAACTGAGCCTGGTGCGGCAGCAGTGTGCCGTTGAGCTTTCCGAGGATCTCTGCTGAGCTTGGCCCGCTGTGACTGGGCCCGGCGAGAATGCTGCCACCGGCGACATAATCCAGGATGCCGGGCATTGTGGTCTGCGCTGTAATGGCTGTGATCTTAATTTAGGATCATGTCTGACATGTCTGATGTGAAAGAATTCATCGACATGGCAGCGCGGTATCCGCTGTTGACCCAGCAGCAAGAGATCGAGCTTGGGCGGCGCATCCAGCTGTGGCTGAAGCATCCTGACCCCCCGCGAGGACTGGTCAGGTCAGGTCGGCGCGCCCGTGATCAGTTCGTGTGCTGCAACCTGCGTCTCGTAGTGGCAGTTGCTAAGAAGTACCTCAGGCGCATTTCGGGCACGAGCATTACCTTTGCCGATCTGCTCCAGGAAGGCACGATCGGCCTTCAGCGTGCGGCTGAAAAATACGACCCTGAATGCGGCTACAAGATGTCCACCTACGCATATTGGTGGATCCGCCAGTCGATCACCAGGTCGATTGATATGAAAACCGGCATGATCCGGATCTCCAGCGGCGCCAAGCGCAAGCTCCAAAAGTTCCGTGAAGCAGCGGCAGAAGGTGGCACGGTTGAACAGATCCTTGACCGAGCTGGGCTGACTCAGCGTGATTTGAAGATAGTCGAGCAGGCCAGCATCTGTTACAAGGTGACCTGCTTGGACGGGCTCGATCTCAACGCGATCTGATCAAAACAGTTTGGACAGCGTGTTACGGGTGCGCTCACGCCCAGTCTTGCTGCGGCGCATCGATTTGACAGCAGATGCATTGGCCGCAGCGCGCTGTTGCAGAGGACCTTTGCCAGCCTTGGCTGCAGCTTTGGCAGCTGACTTGGGCTGTCTTTTCAGCACCGTGTCCATCACGGGTGATTTGGTTTTGATCACCCGGCCACGACCTGCGTTACCTGCGCCACCACCGGCATAACGTCCTTTGGAATCCCGGCGCTGTGCCATCACTCGAAAACTTCCGACTCCAGCTTAGACCACTCGGCCTCCCAGGCTTCGGGATCTTGATCACGCTCGAGCAGCACGCAGCAGATGTAGTTGCGCTGCTTGGGGGTCAGCTTGTGCAGCTCATAAATAGCAACGCCAAGTGGGATCTTGTCATCAAAGCCGGTCAGGGTCAGCACGATGTCGAGCATCTTGGAGTCTTCAAGCTTGAAGCTGAAGGCGTCGCTGAAAAAGTCGTGGGTGGTTTCAAACATTGATGTCCTCAGAGAGTACGCGTTTTTCAAGTTTGGCTGCTCGCTTGGCCCACAACTGGGCTTTGTCGATATCGCCACAACGTTGGTAAAAGAATTGCCAATCCAGCGCCTTGATCCAAGCGCTGGAGATGGCATGCCGCTCTTCGTAATTCATACGATCCTCATGCCGGCTGGATTGATGCTGACCTGCAGGATGCGGCCACGGTGCCAATAAGCCTCAGCTTTCCAGCCTTCACCTGCATCCCAACAAACGGTGCCGGTGAAGGTCTTGTCGCCTTCCAGGAAGCTGATTGCCTCGCGGTAGCTGTTGTGAGTGAACATCGGTTCCTCCCGATCTGTAAATATATCATATCAGGACCGATCACGAAATGTCAAGATGTGGCAGACATTTTGCAAAATGGTTGATATAGATTGACAGCTATGATCGCTTTGAAATTTAATGATTTCAAGAGGCGAAAGCCCACCACATTTTCCAATCATGACCACTTTCGAAATCGCTCAAGCTCTCGGCCAACTCAAGGGTCGCCACTCCATCGCCTGCAGCGAAAAGGGCTATTTCTCAGAGAATGGCACCCGCATCTCCAAAGAACGCGCCATGGCCGTGCTGGCTGCTCTCCAGCAGGAAGCCGTCATCGGTGCATTCTCGGCTCCCGCCCGCCTGACTTTCGAAAAGCTCAATGCAGCCACACAGGCTCTCTTCTTCCAGCTGTGCGAGCAAATCCAATCTGCAACGCATGACGCTGACATGATTGTTGGCGCCAAAATCGGCAAAGACATTCCCAGCATCGGCTTGGCCAATGCACCACGCCTGACCAACCTCAAAAAGGCTGGCGTTTTCGAGCACGGCGGTAAAGGCTGGCTGCAACTGACCGAGCGTGGCCGTGCGATCTTTCTGGCTACTGTCTGAATCGGAGAGCCTCCAGCCCCCGCAATGGGGGCTTTTTTGTATCTACATGTAGTAGAACTGACCGAACTTCGGATTCTGCCCCTTATCGATCAGCTTCTGATCAGTGCGGCGCATGCGACGGACCCTGATCAGATTCAGCGATTTTTCAATCTTGGCAACCTCCTTGGGCCTCAGGCCAGGCTTGGCAAGTTGCTTCTGCAGCTGAGCAGCCCGTTTGGTATCTGCCTTAGCTTGCCTATCTAATCGTGCGGCGACGGGCGCTGGCGTCGAGCTGAAATAGCGACCGGCACCGGGTGAGGGCTGAACTTCGCCGGATCGCCTGTAGCCGGGCCTCTGGCGCATCCGGTATTGCTCATTGGCACGGCGCAACTGGGCCTGATCAGCACCGCCGAGACGACCAGGTGTCCGACTGGGCTTGGCACCAATCGGCTTGGCCGTTGGCTGCGGAGTCTTTTGCACCCTGGTGCTGGTGGTGGCAAATCGCCCTGAAGAATCTCGCCTATAAACGCGGCGGGCCATCTGGATTGCCGTGTGCTGATCTCATCCTACACCTGCTGAGCCACTGATTTCGAGGAGACGTTTGGAAGGTCATTGAGATATGTGTTGGCTATGTGAATAGCTGTGAAGCACTAGAGGTATCTTCCCGAGGCTTCCAGACGCCACTCCGTGCACATCAGCGTTGGGCGTGCAGCCCTATGAGCAGGTGCATCTCCTTGTAGGCACCTAGGGCAACACCGAGATTGCCATCCTCCTGGGCCTTGGTTGCCAGCGCCTCGAGCCTGATGAGCTGCTGGGTCATGAACTCACTGCGCTCGATCGTGAGCTCTTGCTGCTGCTCGTGCCTGATCTCCTGAATCAGCTCATCTGCAGTCTCTGGGTTGATATCGAGCTGCTCATTGCAGGCGGCATTGATCCGCCAGCGCGGCCAGCCCATGTCCATCCACAGCCGCAACTGCGTCTTGAGCTCTTTACGGCGCTTGGGTGATAGGGCTGGCATGCTTGAAGTCTACCGACCTTACTACATACATAATGTTTCCTTTTTTTCCCCTAAAAACCCCCCTTCTTCCCCTTCTTTTCCAAAAATATTATTTAGTAAGTTGTAAAAACAGGTAAACGGCCAATCGGGACGGGCAGATTGCTACTACATATTCTTACAGGCTCATACTGATTGTCTCCATATTGTCTTGAACTCTCCCGATAGATCCTTACGTGTCTTATAATATCCGAGTGATCTCAGGATCCGGTTCACCCTTGTAAGTGTTGTATGGTTCTGGCGCTCCAACGGAATCTCCAGACAGTCGGTCAGAATATCGCTGCTGAGTATGTATTCCAGGCGCCGAATCGATAGCCACACAGTGATCTTGTCGCGCCAGGCATCCTCTGCATACATGCCTCGGTTGCGGGCATTGTTGACTTCTGTCTCCTGCTCATCGAGAAACCATTTCGCCCCCGCCAGATAGTCACGGCGAGCGCTGCTCCAGATCCTGTCGCGCAAATCCTCGATCTTTTCAGAATCGATCTTCTTCTCCACTGTGTAGATCACAAACCGGCGGTTGCCGGTCTCATCGGAGAAGAAGCCATCATGCTTGTTGGTCGTGCCACAGAGCACGAACTGCCGCGGCCTCTCCTGGTGCCCTTTGCCGTATGCCTCGCGCACAAGATCCGTCTTGCGGGTGATGAAATTCTTCAGCCCAGCCGATTCGTGGTTCTTGATCCCACCGTCCAACTCGCCCCATTCCGCGATCCAGCGCATATGCAGGCCCACGATGTCGTCTGCATCCTTGTTGGACTTGATGAAACCCTCATAGAACCAGGGCTCGCTGGCCAGGGTGTTGTAGAAGCGTGTCTTGTGCAGGTGCTGGTCGCCAGCCAAGATGTGCACGAAGCCGCAAGGGCAGCCCGGCTCATAGATGCGAGCCACAGCAAAGATCAGCCATTTGCGCAGAGCGCTGTTGTCGAAGTCATGTGCATCGCCACCGAGGAGCTCGCCCGCAATATTCGCCCACACCGCGTCAGGCAGCGGATCCGTGCAGGTGTCGAGGTATTGCCGGATCGGGTGGTAGGGGCGATCGCAGGCTGCACGCAACAGTGCATCCTGCGCAGTCTGGGTTTGCACATCGATGCCGCTGTGCTGCAGGTCGATGTAGGCCAGGCGCAGCGCGGTCTCGTCCATGCAGGTGCCGTCGATCTCGATGGCACGTTTCAGGGTATTGAACCGGAGGGCACCACCCAGACCATTGTCGATGATGTGCTTGAGCTCCAGCCCGCGGGGCTTGACCAGGCGCCCAGTGTCTGTGTGGTGCTGCCCCAGGCGCTCATACCAGGGCAGCTGCGGCAGTGTGGGACCCTCCATCCGCACAGCACCGCGCAGGGCATCCTTGGTGGCACCGTCTGCGATCCAATCCGCGATGTCGTATCCGTCGCTCGGATCATCCCAGGCGTCACCGTTTGAAGGCTGCGGCCAGAGCCACCTGGACCCAGGGAATGCCGCGGCCAGACGCTGCATGAGCTCGATCCCAGGGCGGTCCCTATCTGGGCAGAGGATCAGGCGGTTGGCAACAAATTTGGGCAGGTCGGGCATCTTGGACTTCCAAGAACCGCTGCCGTTGGGCACAGATGTGACGTGCAGGTCCATCGCCCGCAGGGCCTCAGCGCAGGTCTCGCCCTCGACCACAAACACCGTGGCACCGGACTCGGGCAGATCCTCATACCACAGCGGCAGCAGGTCATCTGTCTTCGTGCCCTTGGACCAGGACACATCCTTGGGGCCATACGTGTAATCGATGCGGCGGTGCAGACTGCGCTTGCCCGCGGGGGTGAAATATTCCCACTGCCTGGTGCGGACAATCTCGCGCTCGGTATGACGCTTGAATGTCACACACTCGGCATCATCGTTGATCTTCACGCATGCCCAGCCATCTGCCACGATCTCGCCCACTTTCAGGTGCGGGTGGCGCTGCATCGGGCTGCAGGAATTGCCGATGCGGCAATAGAGCAGGTCATCCTCCCACTTGCAGCCACTCGACGTGCGGCCACAGACAGGACAGGGCGTTCTCGTGCTCGAGAGCATGGTAAAATAATTCGAAGAGCAGGATTCGACCCCGGCTTGGGCTGGCACCCACCGGGGTCATTCCGTATATGACACGGTAACACGATCCGAAAGGAGCGTCACAGCATCTTCAACGGAGCGTGCCACGCCTGCAACACCACCGGCGCAGCGCAGGCGATCCAAAAAGTGCAGCTGGTCCTCGCGAACCTTGCCTGTGGGCGTTTTGATCTCGATGCCGCAGAAGACGGCCACCTTGGAGCCGACCATATCGGGCGTGATCTCGACGGTCTTCCAGCCCACAAGATCGGGCGAGCCTGGGTGCAGACCAAACTGCACCATCCGACCGTTGGCATCACGCAGAGCGCCGCAGTGATTCCGAAAAATCGTGGAGCTTGGGCATTTAGCCGAGAGCGCCAGGCGAATTTCGTTTTGCAGGACAGTCTCTGGCTGTGCACCCATAGCTCAAGTTCTCGGCAGCTTGATTCACTGCCCAGACGGCGGCAGCACGCTGCACACTATAGGCGTGCGAAAGTTGGTGCACAACAATCAGCAGCTCGTCCTTAGTCATAGTATCCGCGGCGCGGCGGATCCTCTCCATAAAAAGATCGGTCGAAATCGAAGGCTGAATCGAGGTCATAGCACCATTCGAGGTAATCGACCGCATCCATGTCGTCGGTGTATTCCGACTCCAGGTAGGTTACGGCCACGTTGACATCAGGTCGTCGTGAGAGCAAAAAAAGAAGCAGTTTGGTAAACCAAGTCATGACGGTTTGATGTTGCGTAGATCGTAGACAGTCACAAGGCGGTGGGTAAGTTGCACGCAGACGTAGGAGGACTCGCAGACGCGCACATGACCGCGCTGCCAATCTGCACCCATATAGACCTTGACCGGCGTGCCAACACGAATCGCACCAAAGCTAGGAAACATCAGCCAGAATCAAACGACGTAGGCGCATGCGCTCAGCCCAGGCTGTGTACTCGACAAGCGAGGCATCGGCAGCAGGTTCAGACTCGACGGGCACCACAGCGTCTGCAACGGCGAGCAGCACACACTCCATCCGGCAGGATGAATCGATGATGCACTCGTTGTGACGGGGGTGCCAGTATTCGGCCAGACAATCTGCGGGCAGAGTCATCGCAAAGACAGGTACATGAAGCCCAAAAGCAGTGCACCGGCGATGCACAGCAGTAAGGTGAATTGGTCCTCCATCAGCGCTGTGCCTGCGGAGATTCCAGATTCAGCACAAACAGCACAAAAGCGGCGTGAGTGCGGATCGCGTGTGGGCCTGGAGGGGCCATGGGGTAAGACTCTGCCCACCACTTGATGAACAGTTCTTCGAGCTCTGCGTAATTAGGAGTTGCCATCGGAAAAGAGAATGCGGAGACCACGTACGGTGAAAGATCCGAGCCAGGCCGTGCCATCGTGCACGTCATAGAGCACCAAACCGCACTTGCGGTGGGGTTTGCAAGCTTTTGTGATGGTCCAGCCACGCTCGGTGGCGATTTCAGCGATGCGCTTGAGAGTGAGAGTGGGTGCAAACATTTTGGGATTGAGTACGTCCGGTGTCATAAGCCATCGCCCACACACCAAAGATGATGGCGAAGATGGCAAAGCGGTTGATCCAGGGGTTCATGAATCTAAACGCGAAGGGAATCAGGAGGGGGCCAGCCTCAGGCGGCCAAGACAGCACCTTGCTTGATCAAATCTGACCAAATTGTGCGGGCTTTGATGATCGACACTGAAGTCCAAGAATTACCTTTGATGACTTGCTGGTTGACCTTGCCGGTATAGCACCAAGTGCCATGCCATTCATTGATGGTTTCAATTTCCTTAATGTTGATCACTTGGGTAGTGGTTTGATCGATTTCAACAAACTCACCATTGGGGGTGAACTTGATGATTTCGCCGTTGAGGGTCAGAGCGTGAGTCATGGTTTGAAAGCGGAGGGGGCTCTTTGCCCCCGATTTACATATCAAAACACTTCAGAAAAATCAAAGCAATCATCAATATACAGCTTGTAACATGTCTATCACTTGCGCGACTTCATCACCGCGTAGGCCCAGCCCGGCTTGTACCCGCGGTCCTTGGCGATTTGCAGCAGTTCCTCGAGGGTACGTGCTTTACCAACCTCTTTGCGCTTGTTCTTTGTAGCAGTTCTTTCCTCGGCTGCAGCACGCCGGGTGTCCACCTCTACTAGATCTGCCTTGACTTCCTTAGGCATCTCGCGATCTACCGCATGCACATGCCCGCAGAACGGGCAGACGGCGGCAGGTCGGTGGACCCCATAGCACGACGGACAGATGCGAACGGCAACAGCGCGCAGGTCACTGCGGCTCTTGGGCGCGATGCCCTGCAGGCTCCAGGGGCGCACGTCACAGGGCAACCCATGTGTTTGGGAATTGCCAGCGCAGTCCAATATCACGGCCTCGCGGTCTGAGGGCCTGAGGGCGCGCCCGACTTGCTGCAGATACACGCTGAGCGATGCCGTAGGGCGCAGCAAGATGGCGCAATCGCAGGCGGGCACATCGAAGCCTTCAGATATCAGATCAACGGATACCAGCACCCGCACATCGCCAGATTTGAAAGCATCAAGCCTGGCAGCACGCTCGGCGGCAGACAGGGTGCCATCAACGGAGGCCGCGGCCACGCCAGCTTCGTTGAATGCACCGCAGGTGAGCTCGGCATGCTTGATCGACGTGCAAAATGCGATCGCACGACGGTCAGGTGCATACTTCTTGAAGTTCTGCACAGCGCTATAGAGCACCCGCGATTCGATCATGCGCTCCTCGATCTGCTCGACCCTGTAATCACCAGCCCGTTTCGACAGACCAGACAGATCGGCGCCCGTAGGTGGTGCATAGAGCTTGTAACGCGACAGATGACCCATCTCCATGAGCCTGGCCACAGATGGACCCTCCACCAACGCATCGAAGGAGTCGGACAGGCCTTTGCCGTCCAGTCGCTGGGGTGTGGCCGTCCAACCCAGCACGTGGGCATTGGAGTAGCCATCGAGCACTTGCTTCCAAGACCGCGCCGCACAGTGATGCGCCTCATCGACGATCAGCAGATTGGGCGACCAGGGAAACGCCTTTAGGCGGCGCGCTGCCGAATGGATCGACGCGACCTGCACCTGCGCGTGCACGACAGGATGGCCCGGCGCGATCACACCGTGTGGCACATCCATAACCGTGAGCCGCGCAGACGTCTGGGCAATCAGCTCGCTGCGGTGCACCAGGATGAGCACATTGTGGTTGCGGTATGTGCTCAGCTGGGCAATAGTGCAGAACGTGTGCGTCTTGCCAGCGCCAGTGGGCAATACCGCCAAGATCCGCCGGTGATCCTGCAGTTCAGCTCGGATTTGGTCAATCAAATCGATTTGGTACGTGCGCAGGCCCATCACCGCAAATCCCCAAACAACGTGTCTTTTGTTGAGTCAGTCATCGAGTTGCTCCAGTGCGCGGCGGATGGTGTGCCAGTGCTGCTGAATTTCAGCAATGCTGCAGGTTTCGTCTGCAGAAGTCAAAACTGCCAAGGCAAACAAAGCCTGTTCTTTGGCACTCGGCGGCCCAGGGCGGCGTGCGGAGTACAGAAAATCCCGTGCGTTGTCGTCAGAAAGTTCCAGCAGCGCACAGCACGCCTCCAGCTCTTGGTCTGCGCCCCATTGGGCGGCTTGGGTGGCAATGTGTTGTTCGTAAGACCAGTTCTCGTCAGTCCAGGGAGCGCCAGCCAAATTGGCGTCGTGCCCCCACTTCTGCACCAGCTCCGGCGGTGGGGTGATGGGAGTAGTCACCGCGATGCCTCCTGCTCGAGCAGGTCTGCGAATGTCCCCGCATATTGCATCCGGCTGTTGCGCAGCCATTCGGCCACTTCACGGATTGCTGCGGCTGCTTCTGTGTCATAGCCAAAATCGCCATCAGCACGAGCCATAGCAGATGCGACCCGCCGCACCAATGAACGACCTGGCTTGGCGGCATAAGCATCTGTGACTACATTTTTCACAGCAGCGTGGATACCGGCGCCGAGTTCGAGCCTCTCGATTCTGTCGCGCAGCTCGAGGATGCAGGCAGATCCGCCGCTATCTTTTGACGACCAAAAGATCACCTCTGCCCACTGCTTTTCAGTTGCTTTGAATCCAGACATCAGACGATCGGCAGGGTGACTTGTTCTTGCTGGCCTTGATATTTACCACAGCGGTCCTGATAGGTCGTGTCGCAGGGCTCGCCCTCGAGGAATAGCAGCTGGCAGACGCCTTCGTTTGCGTAGATGCGGCAGTCAGCACCGCTGGAGTTGCTGAATTCCAGGGTCAAGTGGCCGCTCCAGCCAGCCTCAGCAGGGGTCACATTCACTATGATGCCCATGCGGGCGTAGGTGGATTTGCCAACGCAGATCGCCGTGACGTTGCCTGGCATCTGAAGACGCTCCAGAGCCACGCCCAGGCCGTAACTGTGGGCGGGCAGTACGAACCACATGCCCTCAGTATCGGCGTGCAGCTTGACCTGCTCCAGATTCTGCGGATTGAACCGCTTGGGATCCATCACGGTGCCAGGCACGTGGCGGAAGATCTTGAAATCTTTGGGCGACAGGCGCAGATCATATCCGTAGCTGCTACAGCCGTAGCTGAGTGCCGGGATGACTCCGATGTGCCGCTCTAGCTGCGGGACCAGCGGGGTGATCAGGCCGGGCGTGCTGCGGATCCAGGCGTCGTTTTTGAGCATGAAGTGAATGCGACCGTTTTATCATAACAGATCTTGCAATACTTGACGCATCTGATCGATCGTGATTTACTACATCAGTCCGCTTTTTCACATGGACATCATCGACTACCACGCCCACAGCGGCGTATCCAAATCCAAGCTCGACTCGATCGCCAAATCGCCACTCCACTATTGGAGCCGGTGGTGCGATCCCAGCAGACTTGAGCCTGCACCGACACCCGCAATGGAGCGTGGCACCGCCGTGCACATGGCTGTGCTCGAACCCGAAAAGTTCGCGGCGACGTATGCCCAGGCGCCGGATGTCAGCCGCACCACCAAAGCAGGCAAGCTCGAATGGGAGCTAGCTGCAGCGGATGGTAAGAAGCTCCTGAAAAAGGATGACTGGGACACCGTGCAGTACATGCTGCGTTCGGTGCTCGAGCATCCGATGGCGCACAAGATCTTGGCCGCGCCAGGCCGTGCAGAGGAATCTTTCTTTGCCAAGTGCCCCAACACCGGCCTCGAGCTCAAATGCCGCCCCGATTGGCTGACAGACTCCGGTTGGTTGGTCGATCTGAAGACCACGCAGGATGCCTCGCTCAAGGGCTTCCAGAAGGCGGTTGCCACTTACCGCTACCACGTGCAGGCGGCGCATTACCTGAACGTCTTCAAGCTCGCCACGGGCGTGCAGCCCCGCGGTTTCATCTTTATCGCGGTGGAAAGCACCGACCCTTGGGCGGTTCAAGTTTTCGAAGCATCACCGCTGCTGATCGAAGCAGGTGCCCTTGAAGTCAACCGCAACCTGCAGGCGCTAGCGCATGCAGCATCCACCTACCCACTCGGATTGCCATGGCCAGGATACAGTCAGCACGTAACCACGCTGGACCCGCCGACGTGGATGAGCCCACGCCTGCCGGAAATGTGATGGAAAACCTCGCACAGGCGTTAGCTGCTTTCCAGGCCACACATCACAGCGCCAGCCGGTCAGGCCGCGGCAATTATGGACAATACGTCACCTTGGCAGATGCCCTACAGGCCGTCCAGCCCGCCACAGCATTTGGCCTGGCACATGCCCAGACCATGCACTATTTGGGCGAGGGGCTGATGTCTATTCGCACCACATTGATGCATGTCTGTGGTGAGAGAATTGAATCGGACCTGCCGATCCCGGTCAGATTTGAAGGTGGGCGCGGTAATGTCATGCAGCAGCTTGGCTCAGCACTCACCTATGCCCGCCGTTATGGTCTTCTGTCGATCTACGGATTGGCCGGAGATGATGACGATGATGCTGAATCAACTTTTGTTAAAAAACAGACTGATCATGATGCAAAAGATTTCTTCTGATGCTTTAATGGGTCTGCCTGCTCAAGATGCATCAGCATCTGTCTTAATCATTCAGGAACAGACTCATCATGTCGCCCGATCTTGACCGGAGCAATCTCCTGACCCCCAGCGAGCTTGTCAAACGCTGGGAACAGTCCCTATACCCCGTTTCGAATGTCACTCTTAGCAGGTGGCGCCGAGACGAGAAAGGCCCAAATTTCATCAAGATCGGCGCAGCCGGTCGCGTGTTCTACCTCCTCGATTCCGTGAAGGAATTCGAAGCCACCCACAACATTGGAGTTACCATCCGTGCCTAATCCCGCCATCAATGCCTCGCTGTTCAAAAACGAGCGCAAGGAGCAAGACAACCAACCGGATTTCACCGGTCCTGGCACCGTCACTCCCGAGAACCTCAAGGCCATCTACGAGGCCGCCGTCTCTGACAAAGCGGTGTTCGATGACAACGGCGCTATCAAAGTGCGTGTCGCCGGGTGGCGCAAAGAATCTGCCAAAGGCACCACCTACATCTCGCTGTCGATCCAGCTTGAGCAGCCGCGGCCAGAAGCCAAGCCTGCCGCCAAGGCCAGCAGCGGAGACCTGTTCTGATGGCTTTTTATGAAGCAGATGAACTGCGCCGTATTGCCGATCTGATCGACCGGTTCCCCAAATTCATCCGGCGCGATAAAGGCAAAGTGTCTGTGCACGAAGCCATTAGCGGTATCCTCAATCGGCACCACATTTACAACGCGGCGCTCGAAATCGAGCTTGAACAGCTCACTGAAGACTACCGCCAGACCATCGCCAACTACTACGAACGCCAATTCGGAGCATGAGATCCGTCGAAGTCATCATGGATGGCCAGTACGGATCAACCGGCAAGGGCCTCTTTGCCGGTTATCTGGCATCCAAACACAATCCCGAAGTTCTGGCCTGCGCGCTTTCGCCCAACGCTGGACACACCCTGATCCTCGAAGACGGCACCAAACTGGTGCACCGGATGCTGCCACTCGGCATAGTGTCAGACAGCCTGCACACAATCGTGCTCGGCCCTGGCAGCCTGATAGATCTCGATGCCCTCTGGGAAGAGGTCCAGAATGCTGAGATGCTTGGCTTGCTGTCTGAGTCTGTGCGCATCTGCGTGCATCAGAACGCAGCAGTGGTGACCAACCGTCACCGCGATGCAGAATCAGATGGCGGCACTGCGCCAGGCTCTACCCGCAAAGGGGTCGGCGCGGCTCAGATCGAGCGGATTCGCCGCAAGCCCGATAAAAACAACATCATTGGGCTGATGCAGCCGGTACATCCGGTGTTTGATCGCATCACGCTGGCGAGCACCCATGAGCTCCAGCGCATCTACTTGGAGGCCAACCGCATCCAGGTGGAAGGGTGCCAAGGTTACAGCCTGAGCATCTATCACGGTCAGTATCCGTATGTCACCTGCCGTGATGTGTCCACTTACAGCCTGCTCGCAGACTGTGGTATGCCGTACATGCGCTGGTCTGCAGTGACTGTCTATGGCGTATTCCGCACGTATCCCATTCGTGTGGCCAACCGACCTACTTCTGGCGAGTGGAGCGGCCCGACATACCCAGACTCGCAGGAAACCACCTTCGAGGCGATCGGACAGGCCCAGGAGCTCACCACGGTGACTCAGCTCCCACGGCGCATCTTCACATTTAGCCACCAGCAGGCGATCGAATCCTGTGTGCAGAACAAGGTCGATTTCATCTTCCTGAACTTCGCACAGTATTGCACCAGTTGGAAGGATCTGCGCGATCTGTGGCTCAGGCTCAATGAATGCTCGATGGTCTCGTACCTCGGCTTCGGTCCCAAAATCGACGACATCGTGCGCGTCGGCTCACCCAACATCACAGAGGAACATGTCCGAGAAATCTACGAGCGTGCACGAGCTGCAGGCTGACATTGCCGAATGGGCAGATAAGCTCAATCCGCACCGCACCGCACTCAGCATCATTGCCAAGATGCTCGAGGAGCTGGGAGAGCTCATCGCCTCAGACAGGCAGGATGACCCGCTAGAGCTAGCCGATGTGCTGATCCTGGCGCTGGACCTGGCACACATCAAAGGGATCGACCTGACCGATGCTGTGCAGCGCAAAATGCGAGTCAATCGCAACCGCGTATGGCGCATCGCAGACAATGGAGCCATGAAGCATGTCTCAGCTTGAGCTGCGTACTACCGCAGAGTTTCTGCGCGCCAGTCACATCACCCGGTGGGGAATCGTCCAGACTGCGGTTCCACAAAACATCGCGGAGCACATGTACCGCGTGTGGCTGCTTGTGCGTGCTTGGGGTCCGATCGTCGGGCTCACTGCTGATGAGCAGTTTTTGGCCGAGCAGCTCGCCTTGATGCATGACCTGCCCGAAATCCGTACCGGCGATGCACCGACGCCGCACAAGACTACAGAACTTAAAGCACATCTAGCGCGAGTTGAGCAGGAGATTTATCCTGAGCTCCGTGCGTTGGAGGAGCAAGCACCCGCAAAGGTGCACGCTCTGGTCAAGCACTGTGACACCGCCGAAGCGGTGCTCTTTCTCGAAGTGAATGGGCTGGGCAAACACGCGGCAGATGTAAAAGCACTGCTGCGCCAGCAAATGCTGGATCGATTGGCGATGTCGCCATTTGATCCTGCAGTCCAGGTCACACTCATCAACGCGTTCCATTCCACACTGCACAGCACATGACCGAGCTTCAGCACAAAGAGATCCTCGAGCTCAAGCAGCGAGGCTACTCCAACCTCTACATCTCGGCCTGCGTCGATGGTGTGAGCTATCGAGAGATCGAAGACATGCTCGGCCCTATGCCACACCCCGAAGACCGGATGCCGCCCAAGCTGCGGGAATGGTGGATGCAGCAGCCCTGGGTGTGGCGCCCTGACAACAAAGAGCCGATCGAAGCACCCTGGGAGCGCGTCAGCCGTGAATGGTTCTGAATTCAAGCTGCTGCTGACCCAAACAGCTGAGCATTTGTGGACGCTGACCGAGAGCAAGGGTGCAGAATATGCACACGATGCCGACCAGCTCGCCAATTTCAAACGGCTGGGTGGTCAGTTGCGCCTGCAGCCCACCACGGTGCTGTTGGTGTACATGCAAAAGCACCTCGATGCCATCGCTGAGTATGTCAGCGCCATTCAGGATGAGCGCATGCCGGTGCTGTCTGAGCCCATCGATGGGCGCATCGACGACGCGATCCTCTATCTGATCCTCCTCAAAGCACTTATCGCAGATCTCTCACTGCCAAACGCATGACCCGCACACGCACCCGTTTTCTGATCACCGTTGGTGATTTGTATCTGGCCGACCCAGCGCCGGATGACAGCGGCATCAGGCTGACAAACAATGAGCTTGCCGCTTTAAAATTCGTGACATTCGAACGCGCATGTCATGTCGCCAAAGTGGCGGCTGCGCGCACCGAATTTGAGCCACGCGTTCTCAGCTGCGAATTCGACTACTGATGTCTACCGCATTTGACGACTTTCTCGAGAATATTGGCCGATATCCGTTGCTCACTCCAACGGAGGAAATCGAGCTTGCCAGGCAGATTCAGGCCTGGTTGCCGCTGCGCAAGCGGACCAAACTGAGCAAATCGGAACAGCGCACTGCGATGATTGGGCGCCGTGCGTATGACAAATTCTTCTGTGCCAATCTGCGGTTGGTGGTCTTCGCTGCCAAGCGCTACATGATCAAATCCAAGTCGATGACTATTGATGATCTGGTGCAAGAAGGTTGCATGGGCCTCGCACGCAGCATCGAGAAGTTCGACCCGGAAAGAGGCTACAAATTTAGCACCTATGCATACTGGTGGATAAGGCAGTCTATTGCCAGGGGGCTCGAGGCATATGATCGCATGATCAAGCTGCCGGTGGTCGGCGTCCAGACGCTGGGCAAGCTGCGCAAATTCACCCTGGAGTTTTATCGAGAAAAGGGCAGATATCCAAGCAAAGCCGAATGCATCGAGCACTGCGACGTATCTGTGCACCTGTTCAATGCGTATATCGCGCATATGGATGGTTGCTCATCCCTCAATGCCAAGTGCAATACCGAAGAGCACGCCAGTGAGCTCATAGATGTTGTCATCGACCATGACCGGTCTTTGGAAGAATCGATCGAACGCAGCATGATGCACGAGCATCTGCAGCGTTGGATGCTATCGCTGAGTCATGAAGAAAGGGACCTGCTCACCAAGCATTACGGCTTGGATAATTCACCACCGATGTCACTGCAGGATATCGGCACAGGGATGTTTTTGAGCCGCGAAGCGATCAGACACAAAGAGAATCTGATCATCAATAAGCTGCGCATTAAGGCCAGAGCTTATCAGTAGTCCCAGCGCACGCGTGGCTTGCCAGCACGCATGCCCAGGTGCACGAAGCCCTTTTTGGCACCATATCCAAGGCTGTAGGGCCAGTGCTTGTCGCACCAGTCCTGGACTGCATAAATATCGGCACCTTGGATATACCAATCCACAGCGCCCACATCGGGTGCGTTGTACAGATGCTCTGAGTTGCTAGCGCCGCCTACAGACTTGTTGATCGCGGGCGGTCTGTAGCCGGATGTGATGATCACCGGTTTGCCACCGAATTCGGTGCGTGCACGCTCGATGAATTCGGCCAGCTTCTGAGCCGTGTGACACTGGTACTGGTGATCGAATCTTCTTGCTTCCTGCTCCAGGGCAAATTCGCCGTAGGTGATGTGTGGCGTGATCTTCAAATCAAAACTGGAATTGGGCATGAACACCTGCTGCTGCATCGGGGTGCCAGCCCAAACGCGTCCCTCTGCCTCACGACGGCGCCGGAGACCGGCTTCAACATTTGTGCCGGGGTTGCGGTACAGGAGCAGGGCCGCAGGTACCTCCGACCAGCTCCGATCGGCCAGGCGCTTCGTGATGGTCTCGAATCCATCTGAACCGTAGAACCCCGACCCCAGGTTGTAGGCGAAACTAATCAGCGCGCATTTTTGGCCATCATTCATCTCGCGCCAGTTGGGCACGGTCGATGCCAACTTGTCTGCGATTCGATCAACTTCGAGGCGCAATAACATGTCTGCCTCGATCACGTTGATTTTATCGCCGCGCTTTACCGGCACACCACCGCTGTATCGGGTGGTGCCATAACCGATCGTCCACGGATCACCACCACTAAGCGGATCTGGGTAGGCAGTTAGATGACAGCCTTCAAAATCCTTGATCAACTTTATAGCTTGAGAAAGATCAGTTTGTTTGCCATCCTGGCTCCAGGCTTCAAACCAAGGACGATCGCGCCGCATTGCAGCTTTGTAGCCGTTAGCAGCCAGATCTTGCTCAAGCAGACTGACTGCCGCGGCCTGATGCGGCAGTCCTTTGTAATACCTAAACAGCGTTTGCAGCGAAATTGCGGCTGCGTTGCCCATGTCAGCGCTTAGGGAAAAGCATCTTCAGCACTTTAACAGCCAGCTGCACCCAGCTGTTCTGGCGGATCGGCAGCAGGGCGATGATTTCGCTACCGGCAGCAACGATGATCGCGATAGTGGCGAGTGTGGTGGGGTCCATCAGGTTTGGCAGTTAGGCCTTGCTTCCAGCTTAGAGATTCTCTGCTCGACACCGCTGATCCGGTTAAAGGTCTCGCGCCTGTCCTCCTTCATGTCTACGTGCAAAACTTCAAGCTGGGTGGCGATGTGCTCGACGGCGGTGGTGAGACGCACCACAGCTTCGCGACCCTCTTCATTTCTTCTCGAGAATCCCATGAAGCCCATAGCGCCGATCGAGATCGAAGCACCAGTTATGGCAGCCCAGATCTCAATCATGATTCAAAGAACTCCCACCCAGTCTAAACAACCTGGCCATGCCAGGATCAACCCCTGTTTTTGCAACCGCGACGGCCCGTGAGTAGAGATGGCAGTCTGTTTTGCCTGCATCTTCCAATGCGCGCATGATCTTGCACCAGTTTTCTTTGGTGCGATCGTCCACTACTTGCCTTGCCCCCGCATGGGTTTACGGCCTCGACGGCGCGGCCTTGAATGCTGCCCAAAGCCCTGCCGCGTTGTTTTGGGCGGGCCGGGTCGATGCTCGATCCGAGCGGTGCCGGTCTTACTGCGGACGGCCATCAGAGTCCGAGTAGCTCCTTCAGCTCCTCCACCGTCAGCCCACTAGCGGCCAGCTTTTCAGCGGGCGTCAGCTCGGGGACGGGCTCGGGCTCGGGTGCAGGCTCGGGGGTGTTGCCGGCTTGCAGCCAGGCCAGGTACGCCTGGTAGTCGGTGTTGGCGGGGTCGGGCGGGATGAAGGCGTTGTCCTCAATGCGCTCAACAAATTGCTGGTCGCAAAGCCAGTTTTGAGGATGAAGTCGGTACATGATTAAAGCTCAGCAGAAAGAAAAGCCACGTCGCCAGTACATCCAGAAACAGCACCAACAGCCATACCTGTATCAGAAGAAGCGAAAGTTAGGCCTGCACCGTCTGCTCCTAGATAATAGGCTCCGATACTTGAAAGGTTGCCGGCAGCACGGCCAAATTGATACCCTTGGGCTCCAGATTTGATTGCCGCCGTGGGTGTGGCACGCATTAACACGGGTGTTTTGCACCAAAATTCAACACCGTTGCTAGTTGACACCCGTCCTACACCTGACACGCCTTGGTAATACCTCTGACACAACGCCAGCTCCTGCCCGTAGCTCCTGCGCTCAAACGGGGTGGCGACGCTGCCGGCTTCAAGTTGGACGCCGGTGATGTAGAAGGTGGCGTTAAGAGTGCCAATGACTGAGACTGCGCCCGTGGCTGAATTATTGTTGTTTGAGTTCCAGGCGCCAGCAGTGCCCGATCTATCAGAGCCAACGCCTAGTCCAAATGTCACGGTTAGACCGATGCTGTTATCGGCAAGCCACGTTCCGGTAGTGTCGCCGGAAACAGAAACACTTTTATACTCCCATGTGTTTGCCGCGCTTATTGAATATGTGAAAGGATAAGAACGATTTGCCGCATTGTTTTTAAAAGAGCCGCCAAAAGTGCCGGTAAGTGAACTTCTTACCCAGAAAGACAATGTGACTGTTTTTGCGTTAGCCGTGCCAAAATCAAAATCGGCTGCGTTAAATCCTTCTATGTTATGTTGAACGCATAATTGCTGGTTGGCCGCTAGCGATGAATCTGCGGTCGTGATTGTAAAGCCTAGCGAATTATTAAAGCTTGTTGGAGCAACCGTGCTTCTTTGAGCACTAAATGCACCGTCGCTGGTGTGTTGTACATTCCATCGATCCACGGGGAAGCTGCCAGCTGTCGTTACCGACGCCCCAGCATTGCGCTGGTCGATCCGCATGTCGCCGTTGATGATGCGGTTGCGAGCACCACTGAGTGCCCCACCGTTAAGGCTGCTGAGCTGCGCGGTGGCGGTGCCGTCTGATGCCAGCACGATGGCGGGCGATGCTGCTGAGGGGGCTTGAAGGTTGGTTGTTTTTAAGGTGCTCACTGGTCAGCCTCCTGGGGGTACGGGTAGCGGCTGCGAATCTCAGCAACCTTGGCCTGCCACTCCTCGATGGTGGCTTCACCGCGCTGCGCCTTGAAGAACAAGGGGTCGGCTTCGGTGGTGTAGGCGGAGGCGCGATTGCGCTGGGCGGTGGCCAGTGCCTGCTCCTGAGCAACGATGACCGCTGCTGCGTCGACCTTGGCCTGATCGAGCTGGACGGGCTTGCCAGCGGCGTCGAAGGCTCCAGTGCCATCGTCAATGGTGACGACCTGCGGGTAAGCCTTACGGATAGCTTCGTGGTTGAGGGTCATGCTGCTACCTCCATCACAATGATGGACGAGGTTGTTCTTGGCTCATTTGCGGTATCTGTATTAGCTACAGTGCCATTAACAGCTATGGTGTTTCCAGTATTAGCCCTTATTTGGATTTTGTATGTGGTCGAAGAAGTCGTTGCGGGCGAGTCTAGATAGACAATCGAATCGGTAGTGTGGCCTATTCCGCCAGTAAATTGGTTTCCTGTCGCTCTGCCTCTGCTTCCAGCAGCGTCGCCTTGGAAAATTGCCGTTGTATCTCTGATGAGAGTTGTAATCGCAGTAACTGATGCAGTCGTTGCTGTGGAAATCTTTGCAATAACTAAAACTTTACTGGTTGAACTTGCAGGTGTAATGGCGACTGACAATCCAGTAATGTCAATAAATGAAGCGCTTGATGTGGTGAAGTAGTCGGTCTTCACCGTTTGCACCACCTGCAGGATCCGCTGGCTGCCCCAGCTCAACGTTCCACTGCCATTAGTCTGCAGGAACTGCCCACTGGACCCATTACCAGTCGGAAGCACCAGCGTGTTCGACCCAGCCACCGCCGGAGCGTCGATCTCGGTGTAGCCCGATGTGCTGCCTTTCAGTCTGATGCTCATGGGGTCACCTCCAGGGCGGTCTTGATTTCGTCAGAAGTAGACGCGCCTTCGATCACGTCTTGGATCAGGGCGTACTTATCGCGGATCTCTTGCCGCTTGGCTTCAGCTTCAGCAGCGTCAGCACCAGGGATCTGCTTGGCAATCACCTCGTCGTAGGGGGCGAACTCCTCAGCGCGTTGCTGGCGGCGAATGTTGTGGCCGATCTCCTTGCACTTATCAAGGTCGTGCTCCACGCAGCAGTCGCCCATGACCCACGCATTGCGGAAGTAGCGGTCGCTGGGGATGTCGGCTTCGTCCACGATCTCGTAGGGCACGCCTTCGGGCACATCCTTTGCGGCAACTTCTTTGATGGGCAGCTCGCCGGTGGGGATGATGATGGAAACTCCGCCGGTCTCGTTTTGGTAGATGATTCGTTTCATGATGGGTTAGCGGAAGATGGCAACATGGGTGCCTTGACTGTCCCAGGGGGTAGATGCACCGGCAAGGGTTGTAATGTAAGCGGTTTTTATTGCCGCAGACGCTGTTGTGCGAGCAAATGGATTGGCGTCATTTGTGCCAATGATCGTGTAGTTTGTTGCGCCAACCCCAGAAACAGTTGACGGTTCAGCAGTGGCTATAACGGCGTAATTTGTATCTACTAATGCCGTAGTGAAATTCACCGTATAGTCGCCTGTCCCGTTATCCGTAATGCTGCTCACGTTGTAGCTGGCGCGGATCGCCACGGTGCCGGTGCCGTTGAAATTCACCCATGCTTTGCAGAGTTGACCCTGCTCAGTGGTGCCAATCTTGGCGTAGGTGACGGCGTTGGCCGCAATGTCATCCGTGGTGATCACGCCATCGGGCAGGCCGCCTGCGCTAATGCCGGTGATTGTTCCAGAGCCAGCAATGGTGATAGGCATGATCAGACGATGACCCAGGATTGGCCGGAAGGAACGGTGACCGTCACCCCAGAGTTGATCGTGATCGGTCCGGCGCTCATGGCGTTTTTGCCCGTGCTCAAAGTGTAATTGGTGGTGACCGTCTGGCCATTCTCATAGAAGATGTCATCAGACGATCCACCCGTTGCCCCACCTCCAATGGCACCCCAGGCGCTGGCTTTGTAGCCCTCGAACTGGTTAAGGGTGGTGTTGTACCGGATCATCCCGTTGACTGGGGTACCGGGTCGTTGTGCCGTCGTGCCGTCCGGCAGTTCCAGTGCCGTGGTGGTGCCGAGGATGACGTCGCCGGTGAACGTCGCGCCAGCCAAAGACGCTAGGCCGAGGTTTGTGGAGGCCAGCGTGCCAACAGTTACCCAAGCCGAGTTGGCGGCATTGCGGATCTTGAGTAGGCCGGTGGTCGTATCAGGCCACCACTGGTAGGCGTAGGTGGTGGTCGGTTCGGTGGCGCCGCTGTTGTTGGTGGCGATAGCGGCGAGGGCGCCGTTGAGATCCGACCTGACAGCCGCCCCTGTGCCGTTGGCTATGACGTAATCATGCTGGGCCACGAATCAGGCGTCCTCTAATACAAGAAGTTTAGCCTTGCCGTCCATATCCGGTTGCACTCCATGTGAAGTTGCGGGTGATGGGACTGCCGCCGGAGTTATAGAAGCTGATCGTGAAGCCGGTGCCCGTCACCGAATTGATCTGGAAGTAATCACCTGCCTGCATATTCTGCGCCGTGATGCCCACGCTCGGCAGATAGGCGTTCAGTCCCCCGATGCTGGCTGTACCAGTGAAGAACGGGTAGGGGAAGATGACTGCCGTGCTGGTAGTGCCGCTTATTGCAGCGGTGCTCTGCTCGGTCCGGCGTTGGACTGTGGCGAGGTAGCCCAGCTCATCCACGAGGATGTTTTCGGCAACGTCGTTGCTGGTCAGCGTG